CCATAGACATAGGATTATACCGAGAATCCACTGTACCTTTTGGGCTGTTATAGAACTTCTCTTTCTTGAACTTTTGCTTCAGACGCTCGATGAACATCTCAGCTTTTGAAGTAGGAAGATTTCCTGTATCCACATAGAAGATCCTACGCTCAGGAGCCCTTGACAGGCGGTAAATCATCATCGCATCTTCCATCATCTTTAAGGAACGGAATACTCTATGGCAGAGAGCAGCGATTGATTTACCGTAAGGATAGAAGATTGGGTCTGAAGTGTGAAGACGAAAGTGGACGATTTGATTCTTATCAAGCTCAATATACTTGACTGGGCGATTTACATTGCTGGTTCCCACCTCAGAATACTGTAGAGATTCCATGTTAGGAATCTCTTGAAGGAACTTCTTAAGATAGCCAAACTCATTCTCTACTCTAAGAATCCAGTTTGGGTTTAGAATCTTAATTTTCTTGACACCTTCTTGTGGCTTATTAACATCAAGGATAAGTTCTGTAAAGCAATCACCATACTTTACCGTGTTTCTAATAATATCCCAGAGAAGTTTATCAAGCCTGATCTGTTGAAAGAAGGTTTCAACCTCATCAACCACCATATCATTTTCAGACTTGACTGTCCACCGCTCCCCCCGTAACCCACGCTGTGTAGAATCATCAGCGTAAATATCGAATGCTGCTCCTATTTCAGGATATTCATCCATCTCTTCGTAGTCTTTGTATCTGCGTCTACGGTTAAGTTCTAGTTGAGGAAGAATGGGGTTTCTACTTACACCACCAACAGCGGGACCGTCAGGGGATGGAGAATCTTTGATAACCTCAGTGGAGACTACGGTGTCACCAGTTTCAGGAGCAACTTTACTGTCAATCGCTGCCGCAGCAGGAATTTGAGCTTTTGTGGCAAAAAACTTGGCAAAGAATCTACCGATGGGGCCAGTAGGCGTGTAGTAGGATCCAGCCCTGTTCTCAGTTCCACCAAAGTTGGTGTAACCGCTCTCTTCGATATTATCTTCTATTTCGTCAGCCATTTGTAATCTTCCTCTGCAACGCCTCCGAATTCAGTTTTGAATCGGTGCTTATACATTTTAGATGGGGGCAGGGGAGGTGCCTCATCTTTATTTAGTCTTGAATCAAACTCTACTGGCGTTGAATCAAGTAAGTTTTTATAGCTATGGACCGCCAATGCCAAACTCATGACTAAATCATCGTGATGATTCTTCTCAGCTTGAGGCTTGCCATTTTCAGAAATGATGAAGGTCATCAACTCATCACAAGTCCTAGTAGAGTTAATTTTGATAAGATCTGTTCTCAAAGCTTCTTCTAGCTCTGCTAGAATGCTTTCTCTGTTCCTGGCTGTTATCTGGAATCCAATATCTCCCTTCTCGTCTTCCCACAAGTTCTCATACTCGTAAATGTTCAGTAGCCAGTCAATTAAGTTATTTCCAATAGTATTTCGCTCACAAACAATGGTGGCTAAATTATATAGCATACCTTCATTAAATAGTATTTTGGCGAAATCATTAATAGCTGTTCTATTAGAGTAGAACTCTGCAACCTGCTGTCCGTTGTATAAGTTAATTACATGAAAAGCTGAATAGTCCCGATCTCTACCAAGTGAGGTATCGCAGGATATTAGATAAGTATATTGAGGATTGGGGTCTTGCCAAACTCGCATTCGGTTGTTATACTTGGTGTAATACTTTTCGCTAGTCTGGGACGAGATATTTTTAAGAACTTCACCTTCAACATAGGTATCACCTGTGCCCAGGAAGCTGCACTCGTACTCCTGAAGCCACTGCTTTGTGGGCATGTTGGCTCTTGTGGTCTCCTCCCACTTATGGATATCGAGACCTTTTTCTTCCATCTCCTGATAAAGATCTTCAAAGCCTTCAGTGAAGCTGTATTCAGGATGTTCCTGCCAACGAATATCAATGGCATTAAATGAGTTCGCACCAGCTAACGAGTTTTGGTAAACTTCATGATACCAATTACCAATACCATTAACAGTAGAAAGTACGAAAGCTCGGCCACCTGTCGAAATAATAGGATACACCGCTGCCCAAATCGTATCAATGTTTTCAATGAACGCTGCCTCATCAATAATTAGAAAAGATCCTGCCAGAGATCGGCCTGATTGTTTTCCAGAAGGTCTGGATTTAATTACAGAATTTGTTTTAAGTTTGAGAGTGTGCTTGTTGTCCTCAATAATTCCAGGCTTCAGGAACTCAGGAAGTTCATCATACATAAGCTTGATTCTGTCAAGAACTTCTGTGGATTCTGCATCACCCTTGGAAAGAATAACTACAGATTTATGCTTCTGGAAGATAATCATCCACAGACTGTAAGCAGCAGCGATTGTAGTACATCCTGCCTGACGAAACTTGCGAAGAATATTGAATCTATTATCCTCAAGCTCAGACAAGATTCTTTCCTGGAATGGGTAGAGTCTGAAGGGAACTAACCCCCTGACTGGGTGGGTCACTTTGATGTACTGTGAGATAAAATGTGCAGGGTCCTTAGCACACCGTTTGAACTCTTGTAATAATTTCTCGTTTTCCATAAAAAAATCAGAACTCCAAGGTATTATAGTATATGACTATACACGCTATAATATGTACTAGATCAGCCAAAGAAGTAAGTAAGACCACAGATAACTTACTACAGTTCTTTGTGAAATGTGGTATTAAAATTAGTTTGATGTCTGGGGCTTCATCAATCTTCAAGGCGTACAAAGGCGCGTTTGAAAGAATAAATCCTGATGATGAAGATATTGTTATCTTCTGTCACGACGATATCGTATTAAAAGAAGATCATACCCAGTTTACTGATAAATTAAGGAGAGCATGTTTACTACCAGAAACTGGGTTTGTTGGTGTAGCAGGGACTACTTATCTTTCTGAGAATGCTGTGTGGTGGGATAGCACTCAGTGGAAGCAAGGAAAGCACAGGGGCAAGGTTTGGCACCTAGGAGACATGGGGAAACCATACCTGACAGATTATGGCCCCGCAGATGATGTCGTAGCCATGGATGGGCTATTTTTAGCGGCAAGAGCGGATGTGCTCAGGAAAATAGGGCTTGAAAAACCAGAATACTTCGAAGGGGAATGGGATTTCTACGATATTCATTATACAACTACCGCATTCAATGAAGGATTTATCAATAAAGTCATAGATTTAACAATTTTACATGAATCCAGGGGAGAACTTGTGGGTAGGGAGTCCTGGCACAAAAATCGGGCTGCATTTATAGCTCATAATGAGCTTCCAATAAAGATTGAGGGTTGAAAATGGAAAATATAATCGGATATACAGGAGGAGAGGGCAAATCGACACGCTGGCCGCACCCTATGAACGACGATTTCAACAAAGTTATCCGAAATACAGTCAAAATTTACGGTATTGGCACGAAAGAGGATGAAAATCAACTAATAAAAGCAAGAAATTACCTCAGATCACGCATCAAGGGCTTGATTGACCATAAAATTAGGCGAGAAACTGAAGAATATTACAAGGCAATTAACCTAGAGATCACTCACGGGGTAGGAAAACGCCAGGATGAGCAGCAGTCGCTCATTGAAAACTCAAGTTTCGCCATGTGTGTAGGCAATTGGGAACACGATGAAGCTTGCATGACGCAGTATAGAGTGGCTAGGATGTATTCTAAGCCCATTTACGAGATGAGGTATGATGGATCAATACCCTTAGACCGTATAGTGCGATACTTGCAGCCTGTAAGGCCCATCAAGGACACAAGATGGGACCCCTCAAAGCAAGATGATGTATTGATTTACGAGAGCGCAGACGGGATTCTAGAGCTTATGGACGGAAACCACAGGCATGAGTTCGCCAACCGAGTAGGTGGGGTTGATTATTTAAGTGGTTGGATCATCAAGGAAGTATAAAAGGACCCTCTGTTACCACAGGTAGTAACAGAGGGTCGGTAGCGAAGTTCAATAGCACGAAAGGCGTACTGCCTCAATCCCGCAACTATTGTTCTTTTAGTTTTTTGGCACGCTTCTTACGAGGCTTCTCTTCCTCAACCACAGCTTCGACAACAGCTTCAGCTACGGGAGCGTCAGGATATAACCTGTCAATCTTCCTACGAAGCACTCTAGCGTGACCAGACTTGGCTGGTAAACTAGCCAGTCTTTTTTCCATCCTTTCTTTTGAGATCATTTTGTACTCCTAGTTTTTTCTTTGATTCACTATTGAAAAACCAGCGCACGCCCCGTTTAATTACAGCAAGCTTTTCAAAGTATCTAGGGTCTTTATTTCTAAACCCCTTACTCTTTCTTCTCAATTTATTCGTGCTCTTCTGATTTGTTAAAAGAAACTCTAAGTTTTTGCGCCGAAAATTACAGTGATGTCCGACTAATTATTTCACCAGTAATACCGTCGATTACTAGCTCTTCTCCGATAGTTTGTGCATCAAAAAATCTACTGCCATAAGGAAGTAGCAGATTGATCCGAACTCCTCCGATAGCAGCACAATTTTTGACTCGAATTTTTTTGGTCTTAGTATTTCCTAGTGACTCAGGATAAGGATCAATAGTAATGTTGGGTTGACCGTGCTCTCTAGCGATAAAGCAGCAATCCTCTAGAAGAATCTCATCCGTAGATCGAATAGAAAGTAGGCTCCGATCACCTTTAGTGAAATCAAAGAGACAGTTCTTGACATGAACTTTCTCCATCATATTCTGATCCTTGAGATCTGGATTGCCTTGCATATGAGCAACAACCAAACCTCCAGTAGACTTCTTTCCGTCATTCCTTGTCTCAGGCCAGTCACATACGAATGAACAGTTCTCAACTAGTAGAGTACCTGGGAACTTGCTCGTACCTGGATCGAAGTAGGTTGCATTGTAGCTGGGACGATCCCCCTTGTACGCATTGTCTACGAAGTGGGAGTCCCTTAAAACATGACTAGGCTTGGATTGGTACGGAAGCGTATCTGCTCCATACTGTTGATAAGGAAGCTCCCTGTGTGCCCACTGAACCCCTTGTGAGCCACAGCGCAAAAAGGTACAATTAGTAATCTCAGTATCAGCATAGTTGGAAACATAAAGACCATGCTCCTTGGGGATGTCAGTAAAATCACAATCTACAAACATACGGAGTCCCACATTGTATTCCCTCGTACCCCACTTAAGCTGACTGGCTAAAGGATCAAGCTCAGGACCAACTCCGACATTTTTCCACAAGTAAGAACCAGGACGACCTTCACCACCATCAACATTGTTCTTGTGAACATTGTGGTTCCATTGACGATTACCCTTTTCAACCTTACTATCAATATCTTCTTTTACAAGATCACCTTCAGTCCAAGCAGTTCTTGTAATATCTGCAATTGACCCCACAGGAGTTCTAGGCTTTCTCTTCTCTCTGATTGATGGGATAGCGATTGCCTTGTTTTCTTCAACCGTGTTCCGAGCACAAGCCAATGCATTGAACTCACTCACTGGAGGATCAATTGGCTTAGGTGGATCTACGGGATCAGGCTTTGAGTATTCACATGTAGCTAAGATGTCCTTAGCCGCCTTATAGTATCTCTCTAATAAATCTTCTAGTGCCTTGCACTGCCTTTCATTATCTTTCATACATCGTCTCCTGGGATTGGCTTTGATGCCTTTTCCATGTTCTTAGCAGCATCGCGTCGAGCATTCAAAGCAACTCTAAGATGCTTCGCCGCCTTGTCACGATGCTCCGAACCCTTTTTATTAGAAGCTTCTCGCTTATGGGTTTTGTAAGCCTGTCCTGCCGCCCTGGTTGTTTTCACAGCATTTGTTACATTCTTCCGAGCCTGTTGAACCTCAAGTTGATCCTCGGTTCTACTTATCTCCGAGATGATGTAAGCCATGTCGTAATATACTTTCATATAATTATGTAGTATCGTTTAGGAGTCCCTTGTTATTTTTTGAAACATTGACCTATATTATATTAATGAGTCTCATCTATAGGTGGCCCTGGCCCCTGTCGGAGTCCCAATCACGCGATATTTTCCGAGAGATCTCTCAAGTATCGCTTGACATGTGCCGATAAGTATAGTATAATGATGAACATGAAAGCACTGCTCGCAATGATGATGCTCGCCTCGCCTGTCTTCGGTCAAGCTACCCAAGCCATCAAGGCCAAGGATGGTGATGTGTGTGCTGCCTCATTTGATGATGCCATCAAGGTCAATGTGAGACCTGAGTGTGTGGACAAGCTGGCCCCCATCGTGGCAGCTATCCGCTACGCTGAGAACGGTGGCAAGGGTCGTGAGTATGGCATCCTACACCCCAGGGTCAAGCCCACCTACAGGAGCCAAGCAGGGTGGTGTGCAGCCACTGTCCAGAAGAACTACGATAGGTGGGTCAAGGCTGGCTCTAAGGGTGAGTTCATCGCTTACCTGGGTGCTCGCTACTGCCCCCTGGATGACCCCCGTGACAAGGGTGGCCTCAACAAGCACTGGGTGAAGAATGTCACCCACTACACCAAGAAATTCACCAAGAAGGGTTGACACAGCCCACAGAGCAGGATATAATACACGCATGAACGAGATGAGCTTTGAGAAGTGGTCCTATCTGGTCGAAGAGGGTTCCTGCTATGGTTGGGATCCTGCGGAGCTTCGTATTCGCTACGAAGAGGGCGAGTCTGTGGATGATGTCATTGAGTGGGCTGAGGCTGCGCTCGATGATGAACTCTATGGAGACGCATGGTAAAAAAGGGTTGACAGCGGCCCCTTCGGGGGCGGGGCGACAGCCCTAAATACAGTAGCCACAAGCACTTAGAATTGAAAGTTTTCTCCCCCACACCCTTGCAATCCCTGGCGACCGTGCTATAATACACTCATGAAAGCAAGCAAGAGCATCACCGACGCCAAGGGCGTGACCTGGACCATCTACCACTCGCCTGGGGTTCACATCCAGGACCTCCACATCGGTCGCTCCTCCAAGGGCCACTTCACCAGCTTCAGCACTCGGAGCGGTGCGCTCAGGTGGCTCAAGCGTGAGTCCGCGCGGGCTGAAAAAACTGCTTGACCTTCTCAACCGCTGAGGTTATAATACACACATGAAAGACCCTGACAACCACGAACACCTCGAAGCCGAGTGGCTCCAATCAATCGAAGCCTCCTGGGACGAGATCCTGAAAATCCTTTGCGGAGATGATGAAGAAGACTGAGAAAGAACTCAAGCGCACGCTGAACGGATACGGTGGCATCAAGTGCCCCTGCTGCAACAAGTGGGGCGTGCATCCTCGCAAGAGCAAGCCTCTTGAGCGCCGCATGATTCGCCGCGTAATTAAGCAGATTGTGCGTGACATCACCCCCTGAGAGGGGCGGCGGCTCACGCCTAAGTCCAGTGTTGACAAGCACTTAGGATTCAAAGTTTTTCCGTCCAGACCCTTGCAATCCCCCAGGGTGATGTTATAATAGGGGCATGAAAGATCAGATGACCTTCGACGAGTTCGTTGCCGCTCTTCCCCGTATCGACTGGTACTACATGATGGCCGAGGGTCCTGCGTACTACCGTGGGCGTGATACCGTGGCACACTACCGCAAGCTTGCGGAGGAAAACGGCCCTGAGTGGGTCGCGGCTTTCGAGGCAGAGCGAAAAAAGAACCGAATCTGATTGACACCGCACCCCTACGGAGGTATAATACAACCATGAAAGACGATTTCCTCTACATCGTTGAGCAAGGCGAAGACCACGAAGGCGTTTCGCGCTCCTCCCTTCACCGTACCCTTGAGGGTGCTAGGACCAAGGCCACTTCTTGGATCGCTGAGGAGGAGTCCTGGCGAACGGATGAGCGCATCAGGTGGCGGGAAGAAGAGCCCGTCAACTGCCTGTACCAGTGGCAGGGAGGCTGCGACTGGATGCACATTCGAGAAAAAAACATCTACGAATAGGCTTGACCTAGGCCCCTTCGGGGGCGGCGCTCCGCGCCTAAGTCCAGTAACCACAGGCACTTAGGACACAAATTTCCCTCATGTTTTTCCCCTCTTCTTCTGTACATTCCTCCCATCTGTGGTATAATATACCCATGTTGAAAGCAGCACTCATCTGCGCTCTTGCGCTCCTGTTCCTGCCCGCTATCAAGGTGGCGCTCCTCTGCCTTCTCCATGTGCTCAACATGATTCCGAGCATTTTCTGAGTTTCCTCTTGACAATCACCCCCACCTGAGGTATAATACACCCATGAACGACAACAGCAACAAGCGCACGCAGCGCACCCCTGCCCAGATCATCGCGGAGACCGAGGCCAAGCTCGAGCGTCTTCGCATCAAGCAAGCCAAGAAGGACGCCAGCAGCGACCCTGAGGTTGCGACCATGTTGGAAAACAGGGCCGTCATCCAGAAGCAGATCCGCGAGGCCAAGAAGATCCTTGGCAACGGTCCCCAGTCTGCCGAGGCTCGCATCGCCAAGCACGAAGCGTGGATCCACAAGATCAAGAACGAGGTCCGCGCGGCAGAGGATACCCTCTCCAGCGGTGAGCAGCGCCTGAGCGACATCGACGCTCGCATCCAGGCCAGGATCTCCACCATCGTCAAAAACTTCGAAGCTAACGCTTGACAGCACACGGTCCCCATGGTATAATGGGGGCCGTTCACCAACCTTACTAACCTATCAGGAGAAAAAACAATGTTCAACTCGACTACTCAAATTGTGCGTTC